AACTAGGCAATGGAAAACAAGCATGGCTTAAACTGGAAAATAACGGTCGTATACACGGTCGCGTCAACCACATGGGTGCTGTTACTTCTCGCTGCACTCACTCAGACCCAAATGTTGCTCAAGTCCCAAGCACAGGTGCGGCATTTGGAAAAGAATGTAGAGAGTTATTCCATGCTCCTAGTGGATATGTACTCCTTGGTGCAGATGCAAGCGGGCTTGAGTTACGATGCTTGGCGCATTATATGTGCAGATACGATGGAGGTAGGTATGGTAAAGAGATACTCGAAGGGGACATCCATACCGCTAACCAAGAAGCCGCAGGGTTAGCTACTCGCCCCCAAGCTAAGACATTTATCTACGGTTTTTTATACGGAGCAGGAAATGAAAAGATAGGTCAGATCATTGGCAAAGGTGCGAAGGAGGGGGGTCAGATTAAGAAACGATTTCTGGCTAAGACTCCTGCGTTAAAGAAACTCACAGAAGCTCTAAATATTAGGCTGGAACAGCAGCATGGTGAAAAGTTTATAAAGGGTTTAGATGGTAGGTTAATCCCTATCCGTCACCCCCATGCTGCCCTGAACACTTTACTTCAATCAGCGGGAGCAATCCTTTGTAAACATTGGTACGTTTCCATAGAAAATATGATAAGACGTAAAGGCTACACTAACGAAGATGCTACGATTGTGGCGTATGTTCACGATGAAGTTCAGATCCTAGTTAAGAAAGGGCTTGAGGATGATATTGGTGCAATCACTAAAGCGGCCATTAAAGAAACAGAGCAAGCGTTCAACTTTAAATGCCCTCTCGACTCAGAGTTCCAAGTCGGAAGTAGTTGGGCAGACACTCACTGATGTTAACCGTCTTGGAGATATGGCGGAGTACTATGCAATCACTTGGTTATGGGATGAAGGTTTTGAAGTATTCCAGAACTGTGGCTGCACAGGTGCTATTGATATTGTGGCGATCAAAGATGGGGAGGTTTACTTGTTTGATGTTAAGATGAATAGTAGCGACAAAGCTAATAACGCTAGAGCACGTACAGCGTTGCAAAAAGAATTGGGTGTTCAATACATATTATTTAACCCTAAAACCCGTAAACTACGTTTAGCAAAGCATAAGGAATAATCATGGAAACAAGCACACTTAATTTAATCTTAGGTTTCGGTTTCGGTTTCGTCTCGTTTGCTCTTGCTTACAAATGGATTGTGGAAGGGATTATTGCATACCGCATGTACTGTAGTAATGATGATGATACGCAAACTATAACTCTTGAAGAGTTTTACGAAATGCTAGAGGATGAAGATGAAAACTACTAGAACATTATTAGTTGATGGTGACATAGTGGCTTATAAAGCTGCTGTTGTTGCTGAGACTCCTATTGATTGGGGTGAGGGTATATGGACACTACATGCTCACGAGAAGGATGTTATAGCTTCGATGGAAGAGTTTATGAGTAAGATCATTGAAGAGTCAGGGTGTGATAAAGTAATCACCTGTCTCAGTGGAGACAACCTGTACCGCAAAGATGTGGCCCCTTACTACAAAGCTAATCGTAAGGGTACTCGTAAACCCATGCTCCTAAATTTTGCTAAAAAATATTTGGCAGATAATCACAACGGTAAAGTTGAGGATAACCTAGAGGCAGATGATCTTTTAGGAATCTTAGGCAGTGCGGATAAGAACACGGTGATCTGGTCTGCGGATAAAGATCTACTTACCATACCTGCGTACCACTTGATTGATGGTAAGGTTGTGGAGGTAGATGAAGAAGAAGCAGACTACATGTTCTTGTACCAAACCCTTGTGGGTGACTCGACTGATAACTACAAAGGTTGTCCTACCGTTGGTGATAAGAGAGCTAACACAATCTTAGAGAAGGAAGGAGCTACTTGGGAAACAGTCGTAAAAGTTTTTGACTCTAAAGGGCTTGGTGAAGAAGTAGCAATAGAGAATGCAAGACTAGCACGTATTCTACGTGACGGTGAATATAACTTTGAAACGAAGGAAGTAAAACTATGGGCAGCATAAACGATGCATCCGCAGCAGAGTGGGATTTAGCTTATACGAGTACCCACACCACCACAACGGATAACGACGTTGTAAACAAACCCGCACACTACAATGTAGGTTCGATAGAAACCATCGACTACATTATTGATGTGCTAGGTTATCACGATGCTATCTCATATTGTCACGGTAACTTAATAAAGTACACCGGCACACGTCTATGGGAAAAAGGAAATCCTATCCAAGATGCAGAGAAAGCACGATGGTATTTAAACAAAATGATTGAACTAATGAAAAAAACTAAAGGTACTAACTGGTAATGGAGAAAATTAAAGAAATGAATTATGACTACTTAACTGGTATGTTTGAAGGCTTTGATTACTATCAAGCTAAATGTAATTTAACAGCCGTCTTTCCTGAAGACCTTGCAGTAGAATATCTTACAATGGGCTTGTGTTCCGAAGCTGGGGAAGTTGCAGGTAAGGTTAAGAAAAAAATACGTGATGGGGAAGCACTTACTTTTAAAGAGGATATTAGTGCTGAACTGGGAGATGTCTTTTGGTACTTAGCAGTATTGGCTGATCGACTAGGGCTTAACCTCAGTGACATAGCTTTTGATAATCTTAGTAAGGTGATGCTGCGTAAATCAAACAATACCATTAAAGGATCAGGAGACAAGCGTTAATGGACTCATATCAACAATACATTCACAAATCCCGCTACGCAAGATGGCGTGAAGAAGACAATCGACGTGAGACTTGGGAAGAAACAGTACATCGGTATGTAGACTTCTGGTTAGCTAAAGGACAGATCAATAAGGCGACAGCTAAGACCTTGTTCGATGCTATCTACAACCTAGAAGTGATGCCCTCCATGCGCTGCTTAATGACAGCAGGTAAAGCACTTGATCGTGATAACATGGCAGGGTTCAACTGCTCCTACGTGGCAATCGACCATGTAAGAGCATTCGATGAAATTTTATATGTTTTAATGTGTGGCACTGGTGTTGGCTTCTCTGTCGAGCGTCAGTCTGTAAATAAACTTCCAGAAGTAGCCGAGGAATTTAATGAGACAGAGACTACAATCGTTGTTAAAGACAGTAAAATTGGTTGGGCTAAAGCTTTCCGTGAATTGGTTAGTCTTTTGTATTCAGGTCAAATACCTTCGTGGGATATTAGCCGTCTGCGTAAAAAAGGTGAAAGGTTACATACGTTCGGTGGGCGTTCTTCGGGCAGCGATCCACTTGTTTCTCTTTTCCGTTTTTCTGTGTCTACTTTCAAGAACGCTGCTGGCCGTAAGCTCACTTCTATAGAGGTACATGACATTGTATGTAAAATTGCGGAAATTGTTGTGGTTGGTGGGGTGCGTAGGAGTGCTCTTATTAGTCTTTCTAATCTTTCTGATGATAGAATGCGTCATGCTAAGTCTGGTAATTGGTGGGAGAATGATGGACAACGCGCTCTCGCTAATAATAGTGCAGTATACAACGAACGTCCCGACTTTGAAACGTTCTTGGAAGAATGGACTTCATTATATAAATCGAAAGCGGGTGAGCGTGGCATCTTTTCTCGAACAGCAGCTAAGAAGCAAGCCGAGAAAAACGGACGAAGGGACATAGAGCATGACTTTGGGACGAACCCTTGCAGCGAGATCATTCTACGTTCTGCACAGGTTTGTAATTTATCAGAAGTGGTTATCAGAAGTACTGACACACTGGCTGATTTAAACCGTAAGGTAGAGCTGGCTACAATCTTAGGGACACTACAGTCATCTTTGACTAATTTCCGGTACGTTCGGTCTGTCTGGAAAAAGAACACAGAAGAAGAATGCTTACTAGGTGTAAGTATGACAGGCATCATGGATCATGCTATTATGTCTGGTAAAGATAAAGACACTTCGTGGTTCTGTGGTGATCAAGAACAACTCCCCACAATTCTTCAGAAGCTTAAAGCTACAGCAGTGGCAACAAATAAGAAGTGGGCTAAGAGTTTAGGTATTAATCAATCTACGGCTGTTACTGCCGTGAAACCTAGTGGAACAGTCTCTCAGTTAGTAGATAGTGCCTCTGGTATTCACGCTAGGTTCTCTGACTATTACATCCGTACAGTAAGGAGTGATGGTAAAGATCCTATTTCAGCGTTCCTGAAGGATGCTGGAATACCTTGGGAGAAAGATGTGATGAACGAAGAGAACTATGTATTCTCTTATCCTATCAAGGCTCCAGAAGGCTCTACCTCTGTAGACTCTCTCAACGTTCAGCAACAGCTTGACCTATGGGAAACTTATCAGAACCATTGGTGTGAGCATAAACCTAGTGTTACAATATACTACTCTGATACTGAGTTCCTCGCAGCAGGGCAGTGGTTGTGGGATAGGTTAGACAGTTGCTCAGGTATCAGCTTCCTACCTCGGACTGACCATGTGTATCAACAAGCCCCATACACAGCAATCACTAAGGAGCAATACGATGAAACTTTAGCTGAGATGCCTAAAAATATTAACTGGGATGACTTAGGTAAATTTGAGAAAGAAGACACTACAACAGGAACCCAGGAACTCGCTTGTGTAGCTGGACAGTGTGAAATATAATAATGATATTGGAGGTAATAAACTGCCCCCATATCGTTTTTAAGTCTAAGAAATACCTTCCTTATAACCCTTTGATTTAATTAGTTTATCTCGAAGGTTCCCCTATTAGAGAACAGTTATGAAAATAAACCCTATTATAAGTAAAGAGTTAGTAGTTTTATTAAAGGAAATATATCCAAATAAACTACCACATAAACTAGGCGTAAAAGATATTCAGATCGCTTACTTACAAGGACAACAAGCTGTTGTTGAAAAAATAGAAGCTATGCTTAACGACGATCAAACAAATGAGGAATAATTATGTGCATGTCAAAACCCAAGACTCCAAAGCCACCAGCAGCACCGCCAGCACCAGCTCCAGCTCCAGATGCAATAGAAAACGCTGTAGACTCTAATGCTGAACAACGTAAGAAGAAACGTAAAGGGTCTAAACAACTCCGTAGAGGTTCTTCAGGTGTTCAAACAGGTAATTCAGGAACAGGCACAGGTTTAACAATCAAAAAGTAGGAATAACCCATGATGATGAACGAGCAAAGCGTAGCTAGTGCTTACGAAAACATGGAGGCAGATCGGGATGTCTTTTTGACAAGAGCGAGAGCGGCTGCTGAATTGACAATACCGACACTCATGCCACGTGATGGTCATACATCTTCTACTCAATACGATACACCGTATCAAGCGGTTGGTGCGAGAGGGGTCAATAACTTAGCCTCCAAGTTGTTAATGACTCTTCTCCCACCTAATAGTCCCTTCTTTCGTTTAACGATTGATGATTTTGACTTAGTGGAACTTGCTGGTGCTGATGCCAGAGGTAAGGCAGAGGATGCCTTAGCCCGTATTGAACGCTCCGCATCACAGATGGTAGAGGCCAAGGCAATTAGAGTACCTGCATTTGAAATGCTCAAGCAACTTATTGTCAGTGGTAACGCCCTTATACACATGCCCAAAGATGGTGGGATGAAAATCTTTCGTTTAGATAGCTACTGCGTCAAGCGGGATACTATGGGCAACCTACTTAAGATTGTTGTTAAGGAGTCTGTTGCTTTTGAAGCTCTCCCTGAGAATGTGAAGGCTAATTTAGAAGAGAATGAAGAGTATATCAAACAACAAGATAAAAGAGAGTGTGACTTATACACTTGTATCAAGCGTGAAGGTAAGAAGTTTAAGATACATCAAGAAGTACACGGGGAAGTAATCCCTAAGTCTGAAGGTAGTTACCCTGAAGACAAACTGCCGTGGTTAGCTCTACGCTTCATTGCTATTGATGGTAACGATTACGGACGCTCTTTCGTGGAAGAGATTATCGGTGATCTAAAATCACTAGAAGCCTTGACACGAGCGATTGTAGAAGGAAGCGCAGCTAGTGCTAAACTTATCTTTATGGTTCGTCCTAATGGTACGACAAAGGTACGTAGTATTGCTGACTCACCCAACGGTGCTATTATATCGGGTGACGCAAATGACGTATCTACACTACAAGCTAACAAGTTCAATGACTTCCGTGTAGCTCAAGAAACAATGGCTACCATTACTGAACGCTTGTCCTTCTCCTTCCTCCTAAACAGTTCTGTACAGCGTAATGCTGAACGAGTAACTGCGGAAGAAGTAAGATACATGGCACAAGAACTAGAGACTGCTTTAGGTGGTATCTACTCTGTACTATCACAAGAGTTTCAATTACCTCTTGTTAATCTACTTCTTAATAGAATGACGAAAGAAGGTAAGATGCCTAAGTTCCCTAAAGATACTTTGAAGCCTCAGATCGTTACTGGTTTAGAGGCTCTTGGCCGAGGTCAGGATCTTAATAAGCTATCTGCGTTCTTACAATATCTCGCACCTCTTGGTGCAGAGGTGATTCAAAATAACTTAAACATTGATGACTACTTAGACCGCTTAGGTGCTTCTTTAGGTATTGACACTCAAGGACTAATTAAGTCTCCTGAACAAAAACAACAAGAACAGGAAGCAACCCAAGCCGCTATGCAACAACAACAGATGATGCAGATGGCTGAGAAAGGTGTACCAGCAATGGCTAAAGGTATGGCCGAGGGAATGCAACAACAGCCTGAAGGAGAAGAGTAATGTGTATGGCAGAAGCTGAAGCATCTACATTAAATCCTCCTTCTGCTCCTGCTCCTATGGTTCAGCCTAGCCCGCATACTAATAAGCCTGTGCAACAACCTAAGCAGAAGCCAGTGGCGGCTGCTCCTATGACTCAGCCTAATCCTCATATTGAAACGCCTGAACAAAAACACTTCTTAGACGTAATGGCTAAGTTTGAAGGGGTTAAGAGGCATGATGGAGCAGAGGCGCATGATAAGGATACTCATGGTTATGGTTTAAAGGAAACCACCCGTAATGATTTAGGTATCCCTATGAACAAAGATCCTAGAGTTATGGCTGCAAAAGCTTACGACCACTTCTATAATAAAGCTAAGAAGAATGTAAAGAACTTAGATAGTATGGATATTGAAGCTAAGACTTTCTTAACTTCTACAGTGTGGAATACTGGAACGGTGTTCGGTAGTTCTAAGAGAATAGCAGAAGGAAAAAACTTTAAGTTAAGTGATGTAGAAGAGTATGTAAATAACATACGCACTGGTGAAGGGAAATCAGCGAAGTATTTGGCAGGACTAGGTAACAGAAGGGCTAAAGATTATAATGTATTGGCAGAAGGAAGAGGTTGGCCTACGATTGATAAGATTGCTTGGACAACTAAAGGAGGAACATTTACTTTTTCTAATGGAAAGACTGCTAAGATAAACAGGAAGGTAGAGCCTACTGAATCACCTTTAGTTACTCTACGTAGTAAACCTAAAACAAGTAGGGAAGAATTTCAAGCTGCCTTTAAAGCCGCTAAACAAAAAGGTGCTAAAATCTTTGAGTGGCCCAAAGGTAGTGGAAAGAAATACAGTACGAAAGAAGCTTAACTTTAAACTAAAGAGACTTTAAAATGACAGAACAATTATCAACACATGAAGACGTAGCCTCTAATGCTGACGCACAGGCGACACACGAAGCCGAGATGGTTAAGGTAGCAGATGAGTTAGAAGCAAAGAACAACCCGGATGCTGAACAACGACCTGACTGGCTACCAGAGAAATTTAAATCTGCTGAACAGATGGCAGAGGCGTATGCTAACCTAGAATCGAAACTAGGGAGCAACGAGCAAGCGCAAGAGACCCCAGAGGAAACTACAACTGAACCGACAGCACAAGCCGAGGCTAGTGAAGTCCAACAAGCGGTAGAGAAAGCTGGAGTTGACTTTAATGCGTTACAAAGTGAATACAACGAACAGGGAGGAATTACTGAAGAATCTTACACTAAGTTAGAGGAAGCAGGGTTCTCCAAAGATTTGGTACAAAGTTGGATCAAAGGCCAAGAGGCCGTGAACGCTAACTACCAGAGTGCTGTCTACGATTCCGTAGGTGGTGAAGAAGCATACGGTGAAATGATATCATGGGCTAGTGGAAACCTCTCCGAAGGGGAAACCCAAGCTTTTGATAAAGCCGTAACTTCAGGTGATCTTGATATGGTTAAGATGGCGGTGTCCAACTTACAATCAAAGTATCAATCTGCTGAGGGTACAGATCCAACACTATTAGGTGAAGGGCAATCCAGTAACTCGACAGGCGGTGTGTACGGATCATGGGCAGAGGTTACTGCTGCTATGAATGACACCCGATACGAAAGTGATGTCGCATATCGCCAACAGGTTGCTGCCAAGATCGGCAGGAGCCAACTGTAACAAGTCTCTTTGGCCACCTTCGGGTGGCTTTTTAATTCTAAAAGTACTACAACACAATTACAATTACCTTTGACCCTCCGAGGAGGACAATCTCAGAGAACGCATGAGTGTTAAGTGACTGAAAGAATATCAATCATTTAAACATTTAACTAAAAGGTAAAATATTATGTCTTATACTGCATCCCGATTGGGTGAAAATGCTGGTACAGCTACTAATGCTAAAGAGCTTTTCTTAAAAGTCTTTGCTGGTGAAGTTCTAACTGCATTTAACACTAACAATATTGCAATGCCCTTGCACCGTGTACGCACTATCTCTAGTGGTAGTTCTGCACAATTCCCTTTAACAGGTATTGCTGCTACTGCAACCCTAGCAGCCGGTAACGAAGTATCTCCTTCTGCTATCAGTCACAGTGAGAAAACAGTAAACATTAATGATCTTTTAACTTCTTCTGTTTTCATTGCGAAAATTGATGAAGCGATGAATCACTATGATGTTCGCTCTATCTACTCTACTGAGATTGGTACTGCTCTAGCTAAAGCTGCTGACGTTGCTATCTTCGGTCAAATTGCTGCGGCAACTGATGACACTGCTGAGTACGCTCAAGGCGCTAACCAAAACAACGCTGACGTTGAAATTGCTGGTACTGGCTCTGCTATTACTGGTACTGCTGTTGCAGATTCTATCTTTGAAGCTCTCCAAGCTCTTGACGAGAAGAATGTAACAGGTGAGCGTTCAGTAGTTCTTGATGCTGCTACTTATTACACCATGTTCAAAGGCACTGTTTCTAACCTTGCCGGTGTTATGAGTTCTGACTTCGGTACTGGTGGTAACTTGAATGCTGGTAGCGTACCTCAAGTTGGGGGCGCTAAAGTATACATGTCTAACAACCTGCCTTCAGGTTCTAAAGGTTTAGTATTCACTAAAGACGCTGCGGCAACTGTGAAATTACTCGATCTGGCCGTTGAATCTGAGTACCAAGTTTCACGACAAGGTACACTAATGGTAGCTCGTTACGCAATGGGCCATAACTCATTACGTCCTGAGTGTGCTGTTAAACTGATTAACGATGCTTAATCAATAGTTGGAAGCTCCCCTTCGGGGGAGTTCTCCTCTTTATTTTTTCATTGAGGTATTTATGACAACTCCTACAACAAAACTGGAAGCTGTGAACTCCATGTTATCTACCATTGGGGAAGCACCTATAAACAGCTTACAATCTGGTTTAGTAGATGCCGAGACTGCTGAGACCATTCTCAATGAAGTTTCACGAAGCGTCCAAGCACAAGGCTGGAACTTCAACTCGGAACCAGATTACTCCGTTGCGGCTGACACTAGCGGTAACGTCATACTTCCTTCAGAGATCTTAAGGGCTGACTTAGCTAACTCTGAGACGAAGTATAGAAACTCTAAACAAGAGTACGTACAACGTGGTAACAAGATGTACGATAAAGTTAAGCATAGTTATAACATTGCAAAGACCCTCAAGCTTGATGTGGTCGTCCTATTAGATTTTGAATTGTGTCCTGAAGTAGCTAGACGCTACATTACAGTAAAAGCTGCCCGTATCTTTCAAGAGCGTGTGGTTGGTAGTGATTCACTCTCTGGCATGAACAGGAATGATGAACAAGAAGCCTTATTTACACTTCGGGAAGCTGAAGGAGATAATGGGGACTATAACATATTCGATGATTACAGCACTGCAAGTGTGCTTGATCGTTCCATTGGAACAAAGGTGGTAACAAATGGCTCTAGTTTCTAAGAACATTCCTAACCTCATCAATGGGGTTTCTCAACAACCCACAGCGTTGCGTTTAGCAAGTCAAGGAGAGGTACAGGAAAACGGTTTCTCTGATGTTGTTGATGGTCTTAAGAAACGCCCGCCTACTGAATTTAAAAATATACTGAGGAAAGGCTCACCTACAGGTTTAGCTTTAAGCGTTACTGAGTTAGGCAGATCTTTCTTCCACACTTACAAGAGAAGCGATGACGAACAGTTTACCGTTGTTTATGATCCTGTAGGCACCGTTATGCGTGTCTATGATATTGCTGGTAAACTTCGCTATGAAAGCGGTACAGCTAGCTGGGATGCAAATGGCACTCAGATAACAAATAACTCAGATAGCACAGCGTACCTTAGCGGTATCGCCAGAGCTGACATTGCCTCTACCTCTGTTGCTGACTACACGTTCTTTGTAAACAAGAAGAAAGTAGTAGCTAAGGATACAAGCACCCCCAGTAACCCTAGGGACTTTGAGGCTTTATTTTATTTGAAGAAAACAGATTACGCTAAAACCTACCAAGTGTTTGTCAATAATAGTTATGGCACTTTAGTCGGTAATGGTTATAAGAGCACTCCTGATAGTGATCCTGCTTCGGATGCCGTATACTTAAAAACCAACTACGTTTTAGGCCAAATCCTTAATCATACCCATGGGTCAGGTTCAACCTTAAGCTTACCTTCACCTTATGTAATTAGAAACGGTGTTCCCCAAAACATAATTGGAATTACAAACGATACCAATGATTTTGATGTACGCACCCGTGATGACACAGGGGGTACATCCTTCTTTGCTCACAAAGATGCCATAGCTACTTTTACAGAATTACCTAAGTATGGTTTTGATGGTTTTGTCATCCAAGTTAATGGTAATAATCAAAAGAAGGAAGATGATTTTTATGTAAGGTATACGGGAGGTAGATCAACAGGTACTTGGAAAGAGTGTCCAGCTCCTTCTCGCCCTAATGCTCCAGTCTACCACAGTTTTGATAACTCAACCCTGCCTCACACGTTAAGGCAGAACGTAGATGAATCTTTTACTTTCGGTGCAGAGACTTGGGAAGATAGGAAGACAGGGGACGATGACACTAACCCTTTCCCTAGTTTTGTCGGTGATACACTCTCTGATGTGTTTTTCCACCGTAACCGTTTAGGTTTCCTCTCAGGTGAAAACATAATCTTTAGTGAAGCAAGCAGTTACTTTAACTTCTTCCGTGTAACAGTGAGAAGCTTACTAGACTCTGCTCCTATTGATATAGCAGTTAGCCAGAATGAGGTATCTACCCTAAAGGCTGCGGTACCTACGCAAGATAACCTAATGCTTTTCTCTAACTTAACACAGTTTAGTTTATCAGCAGATCAAACCCTGACTGCTATGGATGTCTCCATTGATCAGTCAACTAAGTACGAATGTGATTTAACAGCTAAACCTTTGAGCGTAGGTACAAGTATCTACTTCACACATAAGGATGGTAACTTCTCTGGGATACGTGAGCTATACACCCAAGGGGACTCAGATACCCAAGACGCTCCTTCAATCACCTCACACGTTCCTGAGTATATAACAGGGGGCGTAAGACAGATGGTTGGCTCATCTAACGAAGATATGCTCGTGTGCTTAACAGACGGTGATAAGAAAGAGGTGTACGTCTACAAGTGGTATGACTCAGATAGAGAGCGTTTACAAAGCTCATGGTCTAAGTGGAAGTTTGACCATGAAGTAGAACACGTAGCTTTTAACAACACTAATATATTCTTTGTGTTTGCTGATGGGTCTTTTGAGAAGATGTCTCTTACAAACACAGGATCTACTAATGTGTTGTTAGACCACATCTTAAAGATTGAAAGCTCAGGTTTTGTTGATGTTGCAACGTCTTACCCTAGAAACACCACAGGTGATACTCAGTACATCTCTAAAGAAGGTTTTAAACTTACTGTAAGTAACGTGCCATCTTATTTAGGGGCTGCTCCTGATAATTACATCTTTGTAGGTGAACCCTATACCTTTAAGTACAAGTTCTCTGAACAGGTCTTTAAGATGGGTGATGATCCTACACGCCTCGCTCGTTATCAACTAAGACGTATTAGTCTTAACTATAATGACACAGGTAGTTTTGATGTAACAGTGGAGTCTACTGGTAGAGATCCCAAAGTAACAACCTTCACCGGACGTATCCTAAGTCAAGCTAATAACTTATTAGGCTCTGCTCCAACAGTTGAAGATGGTACACTCTCTGTAGGTATACAATCACAAGCTAAAGAAACTGGCATCACCATTACTAATAGTTCGCATCTACCATGCATCTTTCAGAACGCTGAAGTAGAAGCTTACGTCAACCAAAGAACTCGAAGGATATAAACATGGGACACCACTACAGACCCGCAAGGTTTGAAGATTGCCGTGAAATCGCTCCACTAATGCGCCAACAGGATGCTAAGGAAGTGATGGCAAGCAACGGCCTTAACCCTCTAAGGGCTTTACAAGAGTCCTTTAAGGTCTCTCAAATTAATAATTCAATAATACATGAGGATGGGTCTGTAGTGGGCATGTTTGGCTTAGGGGTTAATACAGCCTTTGCTAGTCCTTGGTTACTAGGAACAGATAAGTTAATTGAAACACGTAAAGAGTTTATTCCTCAAGCACGTCAATGGGTAGAGGAAGCAAACTACCATTACCCGCTATTACTTAACTTCGTACACGCAGATAATAGTGTATCGAAAAGGTGGCTCAAGTCTCTAGGATTTGAGTTTATTAAACTAGAAAAAGAATATGGAATAGGGAAAGAACCCTTTTACCAGTTCGTGAGGATGAGAAACCATGTGTGA